CTTTCTCGTTTAGTCCGCCAGTTCTAGCGTGTTTCTTCTTGTTATAGCCTAGGAATGGTTTCTTAGATGCCATGCGCTTAGCATGAATGAGCTTTCATACTTCGGCAATCATTCCGATCTTATTTTTGCCGAGAATCAAAGTTCAAGTTACTCAAATAACCCACCTGGTAATCTGTCGATTGAAATGGGAGATCGAAACTCTAAAGCACTTCCCCAACTTTGCTGTCTTTTATTCGTATACTTAATTGACCAGCTCGCTAGAGTGTCACAACGGTTATTTAATAAATTTCCAGAATGTCCTCGAATCCAGTTAAATTCTACTGATTTAGCTTTCATTTGTTTAAATAGTTTTTCGCATAAGTCTTTGTTTTTTTTAGCTTTATAGGTGCCATTAGCAATCTTACAAAGTAACTGAGAATCGGAATAAATTCGCACTGAAGATCCGTCAGGGATATATTCTAGAGCTCTAATCGCGCAGAGAAACTCCATACGATTATTCGTGGTTTTTGGTTCTCCACCAATGACCTGAAATGACACTTTCCCATCAACTAGGATAATTGCTCCATAACCTCCATCGCCTGGATTTGGGTTACATCCACCATCGGTCCACACTTCGTACTTCTTCATGCTTCTTCTTTCTTTACTATTTTGCTCAGTATCTATTTCAGGATAGAGCAAACCTTTCTTTCTACCACCACTCATTATCTCTCAAAGAGATTCTGAAAAACGGTAAAGATTAAATTCTATTCATGCTCTTGAAATTGAAACTTACCGCGCCTGCCAGCCACTCATCTGGCATCCCTAGTCAAGGGAGTAGGTCGTTTACGACCATGTGCTATAGAGAAAGAAACCGTTAAAGAACTCTCGGATTTAAGCCGCTTGTTAAGGCGACAAACTCCTAGCACGGGTATATTCAACTCTCGAACGTATTGTACTAACGGGAGAACCTTTTACCTCGGCCATTTGCGTCGTTGCTCAAAACGGTTTGACGTGAGCGGCGAGGGCTTATTGTCTTCCTTGATCTTAGGCTTTCACCTTCGACTGCCATTTTCGTGGCTGGACTTCCTCCTAACCGGGTTTTTAGAGCTACGGTCAAATCCTCTGAGATTTAGATATTGAATCGCCTGCAACAGTGTGACAGGGTGATATCAATATCTTGGCTCAAACTTGGTATACTCCCAGGAGCAGAGACCTTCAAGCGTCAAACTCCTGGGTTTTTTATTTTCTGAACCTCTGCTAGAAATAAATTATGGCGATATCATACAGAAGTGCTCAAGCCTTAAGGCAAGAGATCGAATACATCAGACAGTATATTCTTGAGATCTTTGGTCAGGAGTTAAGTCAAGAGAGCTTCAATGCTCAGCTGACTCGGATCATCGATGGCAAGATTGAGGATTATATCTTCCAGAGATATCGCGACTGGACGGCGCCTGAGTTGTTTAATCTGATGAAGAAATGGGACGCAGAAGCTCCTGTAGCTGAAGTAAGCCCTAAGCCTACATCAGCGAAGATGGATAGCTCTGAGGGCAGCGTAGAGCCGGTAATACAAGAACAAAAGCCTAAGCGTGGCCGAGCTAAGGTTAATAAGGAGCAGTAAGAACTAGCATGAAAGTCAGATGCTCCCATGATGAGTTAGTTGATATATCTAAACTTAAAGCACACCCAGATAATCGAAATGACCACCCTCAAGATCAGATCGAACGCTTAGCGAAGATCCTAGAATATCAAGGTTGGAGATATCCAGTTAAGGTATCCAATCAGTCAGGTTTCATTACCTCTGGTCACGGCCGAGTGCTGGCGGCTAAACATCTTGGGTGGAAACAGGTCCCTGTTAATTTCCAAGACTATGACAACGAAGATCAAGAGTATGCAGATATCGTCTCTGATAACGCTATCGCCTCTTGGAGTGAACTCGACCTCTCAACAATTAACTCAGATATCGGTGACTTAGGACCTGACTTCGATATCGACCTGCTTGGAATTCAGAATTTCACGATTGTACCAGAGTTCGCACCGGGAACCGAAGAAGATCAAGGCAAGTTAGATGAAAAAAAGCCAATGGCGACTCAATGCCCAAATTGTGGGGAATGCTTTGATGCAAACGAAAACAAGCCTAAAAATTGATTGGGCAACTCACGAAGCAGCTAAATATGCTTGTGAAAATTGGCATTATTCTAAGTCTATTCCAGTAGGCCAACTTTTAAAGGTTGGAGCATGGGAAAATGAAAAATTTATCGGCGTGGTCCTATTTGGACATGGTGCCAATTTTAGAATTGGTGAACCTTACAGGCTTTCACAATATGAATGCGTGGAACTTGTGCGTGTAGCATTAAGAAATCATTCAAATCCTGTTTCCAAAATAATGGCGATTGCTTTGCGATTTCTGGCAAAAACTAATAAAAAATTACGTTTGGTTATTTCCTATGCTGACAGTGAACAGGGCCATCATGGCGGAATTTATCAGGCGACTAATTGGCTTTACAGTGGATTCTCTCAAGGCTCTGAAAAAGTTTGGTACAAAGGAAAATGGGTTCATAAAAGAACAGTAGATTCAAGATTTGGGCATCACAAAGGTTTTAAAACTAAAAAGACCAAAGGAAAACATACCTACTTAATGCCACTTGATGATGAAATGCGTCGACAAATTGAACCACTTAAGAAACCATACCCAAAGCGCGCCGGAAGCATCGTAGTCGATGTGCCTGAGGTCCACTTAGGAGAGGGCGGGGCAGAACCGACCTCGGCGCTCCAATTAACTGAGGCTGACAATGGCACGGCCTAAACTCAAGATTGACCCTAAACTAGTTCAGGACCTCGCGGCCCTCGGGTGTAAGACAACCGAGATAGCTGTGGTGGTAGGCTGCTCTGTTGATACGCTAGATAGAAGTTTTGCGGAGGAAATGGCAAAAGGTCGCGAAAACCTGAAGATTTCACTCAGGCGTTGGCAGTTAGAGAGTGCCAAAAAAGGTAACGTCGTCATGCTTATTTGGCTTGGAAAGCAGCTTTTAAAGCAGACTGATAAAGTTGAGCAGATTAGTTCCATGACAGTAAAAACGCTTTCACCCAAAGATGTTCAAAACATTCTGACAAAGGACCCATTTTTAAATGAACCTGACCGAAGAACTATTGAGCTCAGAGCAGAAGAAGGAAGCGGAGATCCGAAGACTTCAGGCGGAAATAAAGAATCTTGAGCTCATCTGTCATAAGTTAGAAGCCGAGCGGGATGCTCATCTAGAAGTCATCCGGCGTATCTTCCAGTGGTATCCAGGGAATAGGACACACGATTGACCTCAGACATCGTGCAATCTGAACGAGCGCGCATTGCACTTGGCATCCAAGCCTTACATGAGCGCTGGAAGCCGCACCCTGCACAGATTACTGTCGGCAGCCCACTCATTAGGGGCGAAACTAAAGACGTCTTTGCTCAGTGTGGGCGAAATTTCGGAAAGACGGAGCTAGTTAGTTACCTACTCTGGCGCTTTGCTTGGACCTTTCCAGGCTCTGAGAACTACTACTTCGCCCCTTACATGACTCAGGCGCGAGAAATCCTCTGGGCATCGAGGCGCGTTCAGACCTTTGGTCCGACTGACTGGATCGAAGGCGACCCTAATAACACTGAGATGCGTATCACTTTCAAGAACGGTAGCTTTATCAAGCTAGCTGGATCTGACAACGTAGATAGCTATCGTGGGGTGAAGCCTAAAGGACTGACAGTCCTAGATGAGTTTAAGGACTTTAGACCTGAGTTCCTAGAAGCCTATGATCCTAACCGAGCCGCTTTCGATAGCCCGATGATGATTATTGGCACACCGCCTGAGTTCGAGAATCAGTTCACAGCGCTTGCCGGCCAATACCAGCGCGATCCATCCAAGCGCTATTTCAAGCTCCCCACATCCTCTAACCCGCACATTAGCCCTGAATGGCTAGCTAAGAAGAAAGCTGAGCTCTATTCGATGGGCGAGGGCGACAAGTGGGAGCGTGAGTACATGGCAGAGTTCGTCTCAGGTGGCGCTAGCTCCATCTTCCCGATGCTGAAGCGTTCTATGGTCCTGCCACACGCGGAGATCATCGGACGTATCTGGAGAGACAGGAAGAAGCTAGAATGGATTCTCTGGGCTGACCCTGCTGGCGCTTCCTGCTTTGCTGTCCTGTTCGTCGCGATCAATCCTTATACCCGAGACGTATACTGCCTAGACGAGATATACGAAACAACTCAGCCTGAGATGACAGTAGGCAAGATATGGCCTCGCATAAGATCAGCTAGAGATGAAATCTGGGATGATGAATGGCGTCAAGGTTATGACGAGGCGTCTACCTGGTTCGCTAATGAAGTGCTGGACCTATTTAACGAGCATCTTGAGCCAACGCAAAAGATGCGCTCTGATAAGCTCACTGGACTATCGCTCATTAAAGACGCGATGCTTCAAAATAAGTTCTGGATTAGTTCAAAGTGCCAAAAGCTGTATTGGGAGCTAGATCGCTACAGGAAAGATTCCAGCGGAAAGATTCCCAAGAAAGATGACCATCTCATCGACTGTCTTCGTTATATCCTGGATGCTAGCCATTATTCTCTTAAGACGGAGCGAGAAGTAATCCTTGCCCCTGATGAGATGAAAAGAGCTCACAAGTTCAAAGATGACTTTCCAGACTTGTTAAATTCTGAATTTACCCTAGACTGATTCACACAGATGAATCTTTCTATAGCTCTGGCGCTTGTCGCTTTCTTTTGTCTGACTAGCATTATCGCTTTCTCAATGGCCCTGATCTCATGGATTGAGGTCAAGGCGATGCAGAAATCTACTCACTCTATCCAGTACGTCCCAGCGACACCTAACTTTGAAAAGGTGACTAAGGACTTGGAAGAGAAACTCGATAAAGACATCTTTGAGGCTGTATGAGCAACACAGGTTATTTCTTCGATTCGCAAGATGATGGGATGGATCAGTCTTATACGCATCCCAAGTATCCTATCTATTCGATGGATCTTGATGATCCTAGAAACGAAAAGGATGTCCTGAGCTGGCTCCTTGCAGAGATGGGCTATCTCGAACAAGAGAATGAACCTCGCATCCGAGTCATGCGCAGGAACTTGGCGCTCTATCGTGGCATTCAGTATCAGGATATCGAAAGCCGAATTGATGCCCGCGATCGTGGCGAGGATAGAGCTAACGTCGTCAGAAAGATCGTCTGTAATCATCTCTACGATCTGACTAAGAACCGTGGTAGCCGCCTGATTAAATTCAAGCCCGCTGTCGCTATCCTTCCTACAAACGATGAGCTGTCTGATAAGGTAGCCGCTAAGGTTACTAAACAGCTCCTAGATCATATTTGGTACGTTCAAGATTTCGAAGGAAAGATCCAGAATCAGCTCGTCACTAACGCGCTTGTGATGGGTGAGAGCTATCTCTTCATCCTCTGGAATAAGGATCAAGGCGATCTATCTCCCGCTTACGTCGAAGCTAAGAAGAAGTATCCTAATAAGAAAATCCCTCTCCTAAACGAGAACGGCCAGATCACTCAGGATGCTCAAGGGAACGATATCTACATTGATAGACCAGTCAGGACTGGAGACGTAGACTACCGTGTGGTGCTTGCGTCTGAGGTACTGCTCCAAAAGAAGCAAAAGCTAGTAGACGTAGATTACTGCTTTGTCCGTGAGCTTGTTCCTACTGCTGAACTACGCCAGCGATATCCAGAAAAGGCTGATAAAATTAAGGATCTGGACAGCCAGGTTTACGATTACGAGAAACTTGAACTCAGGCCCGCTAGGTCTGAGCAAGTTGTCTACACGTTCTGGCATCGTCGTAGTCCGCTCATGGATAAGGGCAGGAAGATTGTCTTCATTAAAGACTGCGTGCTCGAGAATGAAGAAATCCCGTTCAGTCATGACCAGCTCCCATTCATCCGGTTCACTGACGTAGACTATCCAGGTCAGCTCTATGGCGTGAGCTTCTATGAGAACATTAAGCCGCTGACTAGCACTTATAACAACATCACCAATATGCTGGTGCGTAACATCGTGCTTGCGTCTCATCCGAAATGGATGGTGCCTGCTGGCTCTGTGGCGCTAGACCGATTGGGTAATGATATTACGATCGTGCAGTACAAGGGGCCTACGCCCCCTGTTCTCGCTACAGCGACGACCGTTCCAAGCGATGTCTTTGCATTCCGCGAGAAGCTAAAAGAAGAGTTTCAGCAAATCTCTGGCGTGTTTGGAGTTAGCCGTGGTGAGCCGCCTCCAGGGATCAAGGCAGGTGTAGCGCTTCAGTTCTTAAGTGAGCAGGAGTCAGAACGCTATAACGAGCTCGTACTCAAGTATAACGATCTGATCCTAGGCATCGCTCAGATGACGCTTGCTGTGTGTGGCGATTACTACGACGAATCAGATGAGCGCACGGTCCGTATCCTAGGCAAGAATAATGAGTGGATGACCAAGTTCTTCGATGTCGCCTATCTCGAGAAGGACTATGACATTCGCATCCAGAATAGCTCAGCTCTGCCTCGCTCAGTAGCTGCTCGTACGCAGACGCTACTTGATCTGAATGAGCGCTTTCCTGACCAGTTTACAAGTGAGCAGGTAATTGAGCTCTTAGACCTTGCTCAAAGTGATAAGTTCATTGACGCTGCTACGGTATCTGTCAGGACTGCTCAGGCTGAGAATGAAGAGCTTCTAAAGACTGGAGAAAAGGTTGTCCCAGAAGAGCAGTTATCTCCAAGAGAGTACGAGAACCATATCGCTCACTGGCGTGAACACACCCGAGTGCTTCAGGAGTATAGCTTCAAGTTCCAGACTCCACGGGAAGCACAGGACAGACTCATTAACCACATCCGCGCTACAGAAATGCTGATGGTTGAGCAGGCGGCTTCTAACCCACTATTTGCTCAAGAGATCCAGAAGCTAGCTCTGTTTCCGATGTTCTTTAAAGCAGTACCGCCTCCACCATCCATGGCAGAAGCGGCACCGATGGCATCAATGCCAGAAGGTGCGAGCCCTGGCATGAATGCTCCGATTTTGGAGATCCCAGGTCTGCCTGTCAATGCAGCGCTTGGTGGTGAGCCACAGGCATTAGCTCAAGAAAGAGTCCCATCTATCGAAGCCCAATCGAACCCAGGAGGACCAGTAGAACCAACTAGCGGAAGCTAAGGAGAAATGAATGTCCGAAATGGCTAATGTAGCTGCGACTCCTGTCGTGGCTGATGGTGCGAGTGTAGGCGCGGTAGAAGTAGCTGGAGGTGGTGCGAACATTCCGGTCAACTTCGACCAGATGGAAACTCTTGCTTCACGGTTTCGTGAAGAGGCCCCCAAGGCAGAAGCTAAGGCTGATGCTGAAGATGCTGGGGAGGCAGAAGAAGCTCCAGCTGCGAAAGAAGCTGAGCCAGAAGCTAAGGCTGAGGAAAAGACTAAGGCTGAGCTCAAGGCAGAAGCTAAGCGCATCGCTAAGATTAAGCTCAAGATGGGCGATAAGAATCTTGAGATCACTTCCGATGCGATGATTCCCGTTAAGGTAGATGGGAAGACGATTGAAGTCCCTGTAGCTGATGTCCTGAGCTCCTACAGCTCTAAGAGTCAGCGAGATCGGGAGTTCCATCAGTTTAATTCTGAGAAGAAAAGTTTTGAAACACAGCGACAGAAGCTGAGCGACGTAGTCAACAAATCGTATGAGTTCCTGAGTCAGAAGCAGGATCTTCGCGGATTTGTTGAGTATATGTCTGAAGCTCTCGGAGTAGACGGCCAGAAGCTCTACTCTGATGCTGTAGAAAAGATTCGACAGGCAGTCGAACAGGACTCACAATTAAGTCCTGAAGAAAGGCAGCTGAAACAACTCCAGGAGGAGAATCAGTTCTACCGGAACAAGGCAGAAGCTCAAAGGACGGCGGAGGCCCAAGCCAAAGAGCTTAAGACCCTTGAAAGCCAGGTAACCGAGCTGATGACACAAACGGGGATGGATAAAGCTACTTTCGTCAAGGCATACGATGACCTCGTTAGCACGGGGATTGATGCTAAGGCAGTGACACCGCAGATGGTCCAGAAGTTCTACTCAAACCAACGGACTATCGAGACGATTGAAACTCGCCTGAAGGACATCAATCCAGAAGCAGCTGACGAGAAAACCATCGAGCGCTTGGCAACTCTCGCGATTCAAACCGACGCTAACCCGTTGGAGATTCAAGAGATAATAGACAGTCTCTACGGAAATGTAGCTGAGAAGAAGCTGTCTAAAAAAGTATCTAAAACACTAAACAAAAAACAAGCAGAAGCAGGTAATCGAAACGCAGCTACCTCGCCGTCATTCTTCGATGATCTGACTTTCTAAGGAGATTAACATGGCACAGTTTTCATTAACGACTGCCAGCAACCTGTTTAAGATTAAGTACGGGAAGCTCGCAGAAAATACCTATAACTCGGCAAACGTCCTTCTCGGACGTGTAAAGAAGGATTTCACTTTCGTCGGTAAGCGTATGGACATCGCTGTCCCTACCAGCTTTTCAGGCGGCGTGGGATCTGGCTCTCTTCCTACCGCTAACTATGCAGCCATTCAGGATGCAGTGATCGAAGCTAAGAAAATGTACG